CCGCCGAGCGCATCATCATCGGGCGCAGCCGCTACGGGCACGTTGTCACGGTCGATCCGTTCCTGGTCGAACGGGCACGGCGGGCGATCCGCCAGCGCCGCGACGGCGAGGCGGAAGTGAGGCTGGCAGCGTGAGCGCGCATAGCACCATCATCGTGAGCCGGGAAAAGGCTCGCATGTATCTGATCCGGCGAGCCATGACCATGACTGACGACGCGCTTGTGAGCGCACTGGATCGGGAGCTTGATGAGCGGCTTTACACCGTTCGCATTGTCAGCGACGACCGGGGGCCTGATGATGACTTGTTGGACTGGGTGGCGTGACCCGCGCCGCCCGCTTTTCGCAAGCTGACCGGCCTTACTCGCCGGAGACTTTGGGCGCGCGGTGGTCTTGCTCTCCCGAGACGGTTAGGCAAATGTGCAGGCGGGGCGACCTTGCCAGTTTCAGGCTCGGCAAGCTGATTCGCATCCCCGCAAGCGAGGTCGAGCGTGTCGAATGTCTGAATGGCGGCTCGTCAGGCACCGAGGCCAGTGGAGCCTCGCCTACGGAAATCCCCGCCGTCGAATTGCGACTGGCGCGCATGATCGGGGCAGGGCCGAAGCTATCGCTGGTGAAATCTGGCGGCGTCTCAACCGCCCGGCCCAGGAACGGGTAAGCGACCTGTGGGAACCATACACACAGGACCGGATCGCCTCAGGGGGCTCGGAAGCGCGCTTGAAATCGCTGTGGAAGACGCTGGAACCGGCGTTCGGCTACAAGCTCGGCAAATCCATAACCAAGCAGGATTGTCGCGACTATGCCGCCAAAAGGCGAAGGCAGGGGAAATCACCCTCTACGGTCAAGACGGAGCTGGAGGCGCTGAGAGCGTGCCTCAGGTGGCATTACGGGAAGGATGCGCCGGTCATCGTCGCCCCGGCCCCGTCGAAGCCCCGCGAGCGCTATCTGACGCAGGACGAAGCCCGAAGGCTATTGGCGAAGATCGAGACGCCGCACGTCAAACTGTTCGTGGAGATCGCTTTGGGAACCGGGGCGCGCATGGGCGCGATCCTCGATTTGACATGGGATCGGGTGGATTTGAAGCACGGGCTGATCGACTTCAAGCCCGCTGGCCGGGCGGAAACGAACAAGCGCCGCGTCGAGGTCGGGATAACCCCGAGGCTCCGCGAGAAGCTGGAAGAGGCGCGGGAGGCGGCGCTTACGGACTATGTGATCGAATATGGTGGCAAACAGGTGGCGAGCGTCAAGCGGGCGATAGCCGCCGCCGCGAAGCGTTCCGGGGTGCAATGCTCACCCCATGTGTTCCGGCATACCGCCGCCGTGTGGATGGCTCAGGCAGACGTTCCGCTGGACCGGATAGCGCAGGTGCTAGGGCACACGTCAACGCGCATCACCTATGCGACCTATGCGAGATATTCGCCCCGGTTCATGGCCGACGCGATCAAGGCACTCGACTGGTAGCTGGAACCTATGAACCGGCTGAACCCTTCGGAAAAACGCGGTGGGCGGTGACGGGCTCGAACCGCCGACCCTCTCGGTGTAAACGCGAGGCCCCCGCGCAAATCCGGGCTTTTTTCGACAATTTCAAAGAGTGTTGTGCTAGTCTGTCCCTCTTAGCACAGGTGCGGGGTGGTTCAAGATGAACCGGGCGAAGCTTTCGGAAAATCGACGTATCCGCTGGTTCAGCGACGGTGCCGCCAGCGCGGTTGCCACGAAGCTCGACATTCTCGCTCACGGCGTTGACGCGGGGCCAGTCGTTTATTGCTCCACGGGGGCGGAAGATGAGGACAACGCTCGCTTCCGCGCCGACTGCGAAACGTGGTTCGGCGCGACGGTAACGATTCTCAAGTCCGAGAAATACAGCGACACCTGGGACGTTTGGGAAAAGCGCCGGTATATGTCGGGCATCAGCGGTGCGCCGTGCAGCCGCGAACTTAAGTTCGTCCCGCGCCTCAATTTTGAGCGGCCCACGGATATTCACATTTTCGGCTATACGGCAGACGCGAGCGATGTTCGTAGGGCTGAGCGGTTGCGCGGCGAGTTTTCGCCGCTGGCGACGGTGGAAACGCCGCTGATCGAACGGCACATCACGAAAGCCAACTGCCTTGCTCTGCTTGAGGGCGCGGGCATCACGCCGCCGCGGTCCTACGCTTGGGGCTTTCCGAACGCGAACTGCCTAAAGTCCGGCTGCGTGAAGGCCACTAGCGCGAACTATTGGGCGCTACACCGCAAGCTGGTTCCTGAGGGCTTTGCCCGAACCGCCGCCCTAGCGAGGGAGCTTGGCGTCCGTCTCGCCCGCATAGGCGAGGAACGGGTGTTCATTGACGACATCCCCGCTGACTGGCCGACCACTGACCCGATTGCGCCAGCCTGTGATCTTCTGTGTTCGATCAATGCGAGGGATTTGGCGGCATGAAGCGTATTGAGGTCGTCCCTAGCTACCCCGTCAGCATCTTCATTGCAGGCGACCGCTTCAAAGCGGAGAGATACTGCCGCTAGCATTGCGACAAGGTTGGGCTATGCGTCACGGTCGCGCCGACGAACTATGTTTACCGCGATGGCAACGAGGCTGGCGTAATCGTCGGCCTCATCAACTACCCGCGCTTCCCCGCCGAGCCGAGAGAGATTTGGTTCAAGGCCGAGACGCTGGCGAAGAAACTGCGCGAAGAGTTGGGGCAGGAGAGCTTCACGATTCAAGCGCCAGACAAGACGGTGTGGTTTAGCTGGCGAGCAGCGGATAGCGCGCAAGGGATTGAAGCGGGAACCGGCGAGACGCGCAGCGGCTCGATCCGAAGGACGAAAGCCCGTTCGCGCAGCGATGCGCCCGAAAGGAGTCGCGATGCCTGACAAGCCAGGGCTTTCCCGCGTCGGAGAAATCGACAGCGATATTCTGGAGTGCGGCGATGCGTCCGCGCTGCTGACTGCAACCATCGCTCACTTACGCTGGAGGGCCAGAGTTGAAAGCAGCATTGCACGGGAGTCACGCCAAGCCGCCGATGAGGCCGCTGCTGATGCGAACATTCATTCTCTCAGGGCGCGTGAGTTCGAGGCACTGGCCGATGAGCTTGAGGGATTGCACACCCGCACCAACCGAGAGGACGAGGAGATATGAGACAGGATAGGGGCGTTGCGGCGGCGCTTGAAATCGGTCTGCCTTGGCCTTGGAGGTTTCACAAAATCGCTATCCGTGGGGACACTTGCTATTTTTGGGCAACGTCACCGCGCACGTTTGCGCTTGGCTTTGAGGATTTACGCGATGGGTTTGTGATCTTTCTAGGCCCACTCTGTGTGGGGTGGGGCAGCATTTCGGCGGCAATGAATAGGGCCGCGCCCAAAGACAGTCAGGAGCAAGCCCCATGAGCGAGGATTGGTTCGATTTCGTCGGCGTCGGTAGCGACACGATCATACTTTACGGATGCCGCGCAGACGGGACGGAGTTTCGCCGCGAACTGAACGCCGATGAGCGCGAGCGCGTCTATGCCCTCACTCGGAAGCACGATCAGCAGCGCGAACATCTTTTGCGGGAACTGGCGGCACCGGAGCAAGCCCCATGAGCAAGTGGCAACCGATTGAGAGCGCGCCGAGGGATGGGACGCGCATCCTCGTTTGGGGTCGCCTCGACGGCGAGTGCGAAGATGGGCCACACCCTCTGCCCGCCTATTGTGACGCAGCCGACGAAGACGGCGGCACACGGTGGCTCGCGCAAGGGTTGGAGACTGTCGAATACCCGACCCACTGGATGCCCCTTCCCCCACCACCGGAGCAAGCCCCATGATAAGCAAAGAACCCCCCACCACAGCCGACAGGAGCAATTTCGTGCAATCGCGTTTCGACGGCAAAGTTGAAGTTCCAGCCTTCACAGCCGACAGGAGCGAGGGGTGGGAGGGTGTATTCGGAGAGCTTATCGCCCTACTTGAAACCGAAGAGGTATCAGACAACGGGACGGTGTTCCGTCCGAACAGGATTTCGTCGTGCCGAGTGGAAGATGGCGCTCGCATGAACGCGCTTTTGAAGCGATTGAAAGCCCTCGCCACCTATAAGCAGAAGGAGGGGAAGGATGGGTAAGCCTGACGCCGACGAAAAGCGCCGTCGAGCGATCACCGCGTGGTGGAAGCGACAATCGGTGCGCGAGTTTATCGAACGCCTCCGCAACGCACGCACCGGAGAGAAAGCATGAGCGTCGTTGAACTTTTCGCCGCGCTCGTAATTGCCCACGCGATTTGCGACTATCCGCTGCAAGGCGACTTTCTCGCCCGCGCAAAAAGCAGAGTGGCACCCATTCCGGGCGTTCCGTGGTATCAGGCGCTTGGCGCTCACTCCGTCATGCACGGCGGGGCTGTTTGGCTGCTGACCGGCGCTCCGCTTCTTGGCCTAGCTGAAACCACCGCCCATGCCGCTATTGACGACGCCAAATGCACAGGCCGCATCAGCTTCAATACAGACCAATCCCTGCACATCGCCTGCAAGGCCGCGTGGGCGTTCATTGTCGGAGCGATAGCATGACCACCAACCCACGACTGGCAAGAGCGAGAGAGATTGAGAGATTGACGGCGTATTTCCGCCGTCAAGGTGCACAGTGTAACAAACAGCAGCCGATAGTGCCTGTAGCGGGTTCAGAATTATTCAAGGCCGCCGCAATCCTCGAAGCCCTCACCCCCGCTACAGATGATGATGCGGTCACGCCGGAAATGCTGACGGCTGGCATAAAGGCATTTAGCGCCAAACCAATTGTCAGTGGCCCGTGGCTGAAACGGGCGCTGTCTAATGCCTACCGCGCAATGGCCGCCGCCCGTCTGGAAGCCGTCGAGGAGAAGGGATGATGCGCTGGCGGGACACAGCCGACGCGCCGGAGTGGGTCGATATCCGCGCTCGCTACAAAGACGGCACGGAAACCATCGGCCAGTTCTATCACGACGACCGCGAGAGGATATGGTGGGATAAGCAGGACAGCCATCGGGAGGATTGGCCGGTGGCATGGAAGCCGCTGGAAACGGAGAAGCCCGATGCCTGATGAACTGGTCGAGAAAGTGGCGAGGGCGATTTATGAGCAGCGCCCGAAGTTGCTCGGCCCCCATAGGGATATTCCGGGTTCTAGCATCCCGTGGGAGCGCGCTCCACAACGCTGGCGGCGGGTCAGCGAGAAGCAGGCCAGCGCCGCAATCGCAGCCATGCCCCGCATAGAGGCGCTGGAGGAGGCGTTGGGGGCGATGCACGTCTTTGATGATGTGCGAAACGATTATGTCAGTGGATCAAAAACCGCAGCAGACCTCGGCGCTGCCTATGCGGACATGGCGAGCAAGTGCGAACTGGCGGGCGTCAAGCCATTCGCCGTCAGCAAGAATGACCGCGCAGCCCTACAGGAGAAGAATGATGGCTGACAAGCTGGTGGAGAGGCTGTTCCCTGATCTTGCCGAGATCGAGGAGTGGCTTGAGGGTGAACACGGCCCCGCGCCAGCGGGAGCGGTGAA